TGAAAACAATGATTGGCTTTTCTCTTTACTACTATGTTTGGTCGGAACGGCAGGAAGTAAAGTATTGGCTGCAAGCATTGGTATTAAAGGTTTTAGGTTTTATTAAAATAAAATATACCGCAAAATATACCGCATTATGCAAAAGTCACTTAGCTTTTAGCCCTCATTTAGCTGTAAAAAGTAAAGATAACAGACGATAGGTTATGGTTATTAAAGTCATCATTATTATCAACATGCCAGCAACTTAGGCGTACTTTTTTATACTTGCACTTTGTTTGCATGGGGTTAAATTGCTAATCACTGCACGCGCGTGATTAATAGCATTTTGAGCCGTGCAAAATAGGTGCAAAGAACGTGCATTGCTGATTGTGATTATCAAAATATAGGCAATTTATAGCTGCGTTTATAATGCGTTTTATTGCGTATGGGGTCTTATTCAATTCGAGCCATTGGCAATCATGCCAGCCTCTTAAATATATTACAGTGATTTGTTGATACTAAAATCGACTTGCAACTTTCTTTCATGGGGTTGTTTTGCTAAACGCTCTTGGTGCGTCATATTTATACTTTAAGAGTGGTATTAATACGCCCCTTCTGCCTGTTAATCAGGCAAAACAAAAAGGCAGACGCTTAACGCCTACCTTTGATTATTTTGTCTTAATGTGATTATGCGGACTTAGCCCACCAGTTTGATATTATCAATCTGCTGCATCAGCTCATGGGTTAGGCTCAGCGCTGCGATAATGTTCATATAATGCCTAACATCACTTATATCAAGCGTTCGACCTTGACGATCTTTGAGCCACTTTTGCGCTGGCTGATAACCACCGATATAAAACTCCCATGCCACAAGTGGCACATTAGTAAAATACTGAGTATCGTTAAGCCAAACTTTACCAATGCTGCTATCTACTTCGTCAGGCTCAAAGCCAACGCTGGTCTTGGTCATTTTACGAGTAACGGCATTATCACCTCCTACTGGATAACCTATACCAAGCGCTTTAGTTTGTGCGGCAAGCTTTGGTGACTCTAATAAGTGAATTTGACGTAACTCGCTACCAAGCGCGACTAACTGCCAAAAAGTATCGGCATCGCTGGGATAGGGCACACGTGGGAAGTCTATCTTTAAAAAATCTTTATAGGTCTCACGATATGTCGGGCTGTGCAATACGGCATAGATATAATCAAGAATATCTATCGGTGCAAACGTGCCAGCCGTATCTTCCTTTTCATTGGTAAAGGTTAAGCCAATGGCTTTAGCAATGTCTGCTATGATTTTGGGGTCAAGATTTGGCACTCTTTTTGCGGTATCGGCGGGCGTGTCTTGGTTATTTGCTTCTAATAGATTGGTTTGGTTGTCTTGCTCTGGGTTTGTATAAATATAAAGAGGAAACGTATAACCAGTTTCCTTGGTTTGTAAGGAAACGGAACACATATCAGAAATAAGTTTAGAAATAAAAACATGCTGAAAATCAAATGTAGATTGCTGACGACAAGAAAGAAGTAATAAGTTGTCTTTCAAAACTATATTTTTGTTAACCTCGTCTCTAGGATAAGCCATAAAACCCTTAGTTTTTCCTGTGTAAAAAGTGTATCTATGATCGAATGGTCTATAGTTGAATCTGACTATTGCTGGGCTGTTAGTTTGTAAATCTTCAATTGCAGTTTTTACTTTCCAGTCTCTGCCATCTTTTTTTGGAGTATGCTTTTGTCTAAATTCTTCTACAGTTAAAAAACTGGAGTCTTTTAATATATTTAATAAATCATCTTTATCGAAACTTGCTATTAAATGATCTCTTTCTGATTTAATACCACTTGCATGAGAGTTGAAAAGTTTACTAATCTGCAATCCTTTCAGGTAAATATCTTTTAGTTCAAAGTTTTGCTTGCTAAAGAAATATTCAGGTTCTTGAGCTTTTATTTCAGTCCAATTAAGGTTATCTATGCTTGATTTATCAAGGGTTTTATATTTATAGTCTCTTTTACCTAATAGGTCATAAGTAAAAACTCTACTTGAACTACTTTTCTGTTTTTTATTAGTTTTGATAAAAATATTAATTGAAACACCTGCCATAATATCGAAAACATTTTCGTCTTTCCCACCATCTAACGTAGTTTCTAATGTTCTAGCGTTACCATGTAAATCTAAAACGTAAATTTTATCAAAACTCTCTAATAAGCTCTTACGCATTTGACGATGAATAACGCCATCGACAAAACTATTATTAGTGATAAAAGCTAAGATACCTTCGCCATTCTTCTCGATATAATGCTGACCATAACGGATGAATTTAATGTAATCGTCTGATAAAGGTTGGATATTTCGCTCATTTAAGCCTTTTTTATAATCCGCTACTAAACCCTGAATCCACTCGCCTTTATTCGTGCTACTCACCGCATAAGGTGGATTACCGATTACTACCATCACTGGCGCGTCACGCTTAATGGCGTTAGCCTCATTTGCCTCAGCAGACAGCCAGCCAGCGAATAGCGTTCCTGTATCGGGATTATGTTCTTCTAGTGAGTTGGTCAGATAGACCTGCATACGTTTAGGCTTAATAGGCTCATAGCCTGTATCAGCAAGTAGCATATCAAGCTTTAAGTGCGCCATTGCATAGCTTGCCATCAATAGCTCAAAACCGTGCAAGCGTGGCAATAGGTCTTGCTCAACATAGCTACTCCAAATGCCGCCCATATTCTCAAACTGACTGTGAAAGATATGCTGAATAATGGCGGCAAGGAATGTCCCTGTACCAGTCGCTGGATCAAGAATTTGCACCTTATGTACCAACTCTTTAACCATCTTATAGCCCGTCTTAGTACGACTATCAGGGGTTTGTGTCTGTTTTTCTATTTCTATCTTACTGGTATCTGCTATACCGTCTGCTAAATCAAACTCAGACTTCAAAATATCATCTACAGCGCGGACAATAAACTTAACCACTGGCTCAGGGGTGTACCATACGCCACGTTGCTTGCGGAGTTTTGGGTTGTACTCCGCTAGAAAGGTCTCGTAAAAGTGAATAATAGGGTCTTGTGTTTGGGTTGTTTTACCGAAATTCTGAAGGATAGCCGCTACATCGGTGGCTCTAAAAACTTCCGCTAAGTTATCTACCGTGGTTTTTATACGGTCGTCAATATCAATACCAGCCACGTGAGAGAATAGTTTTCTTAAGAATGGATTGGTCTTAGGGATAAGCTCAGCCGCCTCTTGACGACTAAAAGTGTCTAAGGTGTCATCATGCAAACGTGCGGCAAACATACCATAAGCTAGCGTTTGTGCATAAATATCAGCAAAGTCTGCTGGTGTTAGGTCATGGATGAGTACAGCCTTAAAGGTTTCAAATTGGTCACGTAGGTCTGAATTTTCATCTGACTTCTCATCACTGGTCAATGCGTGATAAAGCGTATTTTCAAGTAGTCGAGCTTTACCTGCCATCATAACTGCAAGGCGCTGGGCAGACTTGATGGTCTGACCTTTGTAGCCACAAAACTTCTCTAGTGTCTCAGCAAAGGTTTCGTAGTTTTCTTCACAATATTCATTACCTACTAAGGAGCTTTCATAGTTTGTATTGTTTTCTGATATATAAGCCAAACGAATGGTCTTTTTAAGCTCGCCATACTCGTAAAATTCAAATACCGTGTAATCGGTAATTATCAAGTTATCAAGCGCGGCTTTATAGCGATCAAACTGTTCTTTATAGAGCTTAGAGCTTAAGTCCTTGCCAACATCTTTAGCCTCAATAAAACCAATAGGGATATTATCTTTACTAATCAAAAAGTCAGGGTTGCCACAATCGGTTACTTGGCTTGGTTCGTTGGTGACCATCACATCAGGCACTAGATTGTTTATCAAATCCTCTAAATCTTTACGGAAAGTATGTTCTGAGCTATGACCTAACTTAACTCTTGAGGCTACTTTATTGACGTAATCGCTAACGTATTGATGATTGCTATCTGACATAGATATCCCTAATTGGTATTGATTAATAAATGGGCTGGATTATAAAATTTAAAATAAGGTATGAAAGTTGTGAGGGTTCGCCTATAGGGTGAGGGTGCTATATCAATATAACGTCACTGTTTGGCATCTTAGCGATAATGCTTACCTCACCACCTAACGCTCTAACATAGTTTTGCAAAGTCGATAGCTGAATGTCTTTACCGCTTTCTACCTTTGATATGCTGGCTTGTGACACACCCATAATGACGGCAAGCTCAGTCTGCTTTAGCTGTTTGCTTTTGCGTATTTTGGCAAGCTCAATAGACTGGCTTAATATTTTAGATTTATTATTGATCGCTTGTTGTCTATCGGCTGGCAAGTCTGCTACATAATCATTTAGTGCGCTAAAATGCGTCATAGATTAAACCTCGGTTTTTATATGCCCTCATAATACAACAATACAGTTATATTTTGTCGGGTTTTGGGCTATTGGCTTTAGCCTACTACTATAAAAAGGAAAGTATCAGCCATAAAAAAAGGCGGACGATAAACGCCTACCTTTGATTATTTTTTCTGTACCTTATGTTTTTGCATGGGACAAGCGGGACAGACGGGACAGCCCTTACGTGGTATGGCTTACAGCCGTCCCGTTATCGTTTTTAGCAATGGGACAGACGGGACAGAAAGGCTAAAACGTAAAATCCTGTCCCGTTCGTCCCGTTACGGTTTTTAGCAATGGGACAGCGTAACCCCTTGCTGCATATAGCCTGTCCCGTCCGTCCCGTCTGTCCCAGTCGTTTTAGTAGGTTCACAACAAAGTATATCAGCAGTAACCGCGTAAACAGACGGGCGTTGCTTGCCACTAAATAAAGTATCAGGCGCTTTGTAGATTTTACGGTCACCTTGATTGAGTAGTAACAAGTCGGCTTCCTCTAATACTTGTAAGACTTTCTTTTTGCTAAAAGGCGCACAGACGCTATCAAAAGTTTCTTTAGAAAAATAATAATCCCCCGTGTCCATATTTCGATAGCCTACACGGTTAGGGGTTCTTTCCTCAAAGTCTAAGCGCGTGCTTCTATAACAAGGCTGAAAGCGACTTGCTCCATGTTGTTCAATAAATGCTTTGATATGGTCTATGATTTGGCGCTGCTCATGCTCACCATCACGCCCATAGTTATCAAGCCAATTATCTAAGCATGTCATAACGGCTGTGGTTGCTTGTCCTGCTTGCCAGCCTGTTATGTCTGCACCTGTTGCCATTTCACCAGCAGCAGCCACAATAGCGAACCTTCTAGCTACTCTATGCGCTTGTGGTGCAAGGTCTGTATATTGGCTCATAAAGTCACTGACAAGCTGCTTGGCGGTGGCTGTGGTTGCTGTTTTATCAGTAGTGATATGTTCTAACCATGCCATGCCAGCCACACCATAGTATCTATAATATAGGTCTTTGATTTTATCGGCTTGTTCTGCGCCTGTTTCTGCCAGTACCAAACTATCAAACGTCCTTAAGTCATTACCAGCCCCAGCATCAGCATCAATATGTGCTATCCGAACCTCTATACCTGCATTGGTTTTCTGTCCTGTTACTGCCATTTCTTGCTGTATGGTTTTTTCGCCATTAGATAGGAAGATAATGCGCCACTTTTTGGCTATGCGATTGTGCCCCGTGGTGGTACTCCTCCCTTTTCCTTGACCATTAGCCAGCATGTAAACGACTTTACCAACTACTTTAGGGTCGCCCTCACTGATTTCATCAAGCGGTAAAAAGCTGTCGTTATGCTCGCTTGCTGTGCCCTCTAAGGCGTTATCAGTACTGCGCCATGTTTTAGTATAGCTGTCAGGCTTGCCCCATACACTAGCTGCTACTTTTAGTGATAATGATTTACCCATAGTTGATGAACCTACGATATGAAAACCACCACCGTCATCATCGAGTAATTCCAGTAATTGACCAGCAAACGCGCAAGCAATAGAGAAAACAAAACGGCTCTGTTCGGCAAGTTTCTTGCATAATTCATCACGCCATTGTTCTAGTGTGCCTTGCTGGGCTATGGTGCTATTGATTGCATGGGCAGACTGATAAACTATTAACTGCTTGCCATCGCTGCCTATTGCACCATCAGGTAATATATATTGCTCACCATGCCAGCCTAGCTTATCAACACATAATGCCCGTTTGTGAATGGGGTAGTCTTGAATATAGGTGTCTAAGTAGCTGCGCTGTTTGCCATTGGTGGTAATGCTCAATCCTTGACTGGCTAGCTCTCTACGATACTCACGGGCATCACCTTGTAATAAAGCAAGTGGCATTGACCATGTGTGTAGCTCGCTGTCATCATCACGCCATTGCAGTAACCGCCCCCATGTACCGCTGCTTGTGTCCCTAGTCTTAGCGATAACCTCAATCGGTGAACAAACAAACGCCTTAAACTTAAAGGTTATGTTTGCTGGGTCGTCATCGTTATATTTCACAAAGAACAGCCCATCATGGTATAGCTCAAAACGTCCGTCATCATGCATCATAGGCGCGTTAAGCTGTGGGTCATCGCGCCATTCGGGATAGTAGGCAGTATCTTGTAAATTGATTAGCTGGGTGTCATCAGCTGCCAGTATTGCCTGATAACTATCATCTTGTAGCATCGTGACCATATCAGCTACGGTAACCAGTGCTTGAGCTTTCACACCTGCCAATGAGTTTATTAAGCCCTTGTTATCAAGTGTCATAGGCACGGTAACGGGCGCGGCGGCGCTCCAATGCTGCACCATCTTTTTAAGGTGCTGGTTTGTCTTTTGAGGGCTAACAATAATATTCTTATCACTTGCCATCAGGCACGCATAAGCATCTATGCCGTTCTCTAAGTCATCAAACGCTATCACCTCACTGCCTTTGTTAGTGTCACCAATGACGATAGCGCCATACCCTGTAGGGTCAATGACAATGGGCTTTGCTTTGCTGTTTGGTGTGTAGAATACCGCGCCTACAATATCGCCTTGTTTATCGGTCAATCTTAGGGCTATCGTGCCAGTGGTCGGTACTACTTTGTCATCATTTGTAGTAAGATTGTCGGTGACGTTGAGCAAGCTATTAGGCGGTAGTAGGTCATATAGTTTAAGCAATAGCTTATCGTCTGCCAGTCCTTGCCGTGTGACTGCATCAAAACTATTCATTACCACTGTAAAGCCTGTGCTAAACGCACGGGCTTTTTCATGGGCGGCTGTTTGTGGTGTGGTGGTCATCTGTTCCCCCTTGCTTGTGACTGGTTCGGCTTACGCTTGGCTTGATACTTCTTGTAGTAGCTTTTGCGCTTGGCGTGCTTACGGCTTTGCTTTGGTGGGTAGGTTTTCATTCTGCACCTACCTTGCTGTAACCAGTCATTGCTAGGGGTTCGTTAATGATGTCTAGTTGAGTGCGGAGTATGTCCTCCCATGTATTAGTAGCGTCATGTGCCAAACGTGCCATAGACTTGACGGCTTCCCCCTCTATCTTGCCGTAGTAAATAAGCCCTAGCAGATAACCAACATCATGTAAGGCATTGGCTGCCCCGTAAATGTCGCTAGTAATGTGTGATAAACCATGTGACGACATAGTGACGACTATATTGTCATCTGCTTCGGTGGTGTCTATCACTGTGCGCTGATTGGCTTGAACAGTAAACTTACCGTTATATAGGGTTGCAACTGCTTGGCGGTTGGCTGGCGTGTCTTGGAATAATGACGGCTGATAATCGCCTGTTTCTTTGTCGCATGACGGCACAAAGTAACCTTTATCATCGTAGTAGATGTTGCTGCCATCGTGAGTAAGTGCCAATAGGTCACGCTTGCCGTATGGGTCGGCTGTCAGTACAAACGAGGTAAAGCTTAATGATGGGCATAGAACACTGTCACCAGCTTTGAATGTGGCTAGTGTAGGGGTGTTTTGAGTGTTTGAGGTCGTGCGGATTGAATTACCCATGATGGATAGCTCCTTGTAGTTTTTGAGTTAATGCCACGCTATACAGTAAAGATATAGGGTGACGGGTCTTACTCTCGGTTCTACAAGAAACCGCCCTGCATATTCGCCTTACGGCTATTTTATTTTGCAGCGTCAACCCGTCATAGTCGGTTAGCAAGTGACTTGCTATAGATATGAGGGAATGCCCCCTTGATGCGCTTAAATGCGCTCTTAGGGTAGTGCTTGATGGCATAGTGACAGCTTGAGAGGCTGCGCTATTATCAGGCACAAAAAAAGCCAAAAAGTCACGGCTGGCTTGTCCGCTTGTAGAATTTGAGAGGTCTATATAGTAACCGCTGTTATCATTGGTTGCAATCTGTTTTGCGCTGGCTGGCTTGCAAGTCACCAGTGAGAGTAGTAAGCCAATACCTACCACCCATGCCATAAAGATAGTAAACCTTAGCAATAAGCCGCGCTTGCCAGCCTGTGCCCCATACTGGGGCTTTGGATTGGTTCTAGTCTTATCACTCATGGTCTGTTACCTCCTGCTTCGCTGTGGTAAGCATATAATCTAATTCGTCAGTAATGCCCCCTAGTGACTTTGACGTAGCTCTTAGTGCAGTTATGACGGTATTAATAACGCCTCTTGATACCGCGCACTCTACTTGCACAGCTTGCAATGCCATTGCTAGATGACTGGTATCAATATCGAGTAGCACTATTTGCTCATTGATATTTTCTAGCTGGTCGGCTGATACTGATATTTGATTACTCATTGATTGATACCTCGTCTTGTGTGATTAGCTTACCCATGATGTCCGCGCTCATTTTGCTGGCGTGTTCGCTGTGTGCCAGTAGTGCAGAACGTACCGCTACAATCACGCCTTTGCTTGCTGGGTCGCTGGTTTCTATCAGGTTCAAGGCATAAGCAAGGCTTTCACAATCGTTCGATACGTCTTGTATGTAGTCGTCCACATGGCATAGCGTATAAGTATCAACTGCTACCAGCCGCGGCTCTAAGACTTCTAACTGTTCGGTTACGCTCATTTAGTTCACCTCACTATTAGATAGTTCGCTTTCAAGTAAGGTTTGTTCATCAAGCCAATAAACCGAAAAACGCTTGTCGTTATGGGTGACTATCTCGCTTTGAATGACTAAGCCCTGACTTCTCAAATCGTGTATGCGCTGTGCTAGGCAAGTAATTTGATAGAAGCGGTAAGCGTCCCATGTGGTGATCGTTGCGCCTGTCATTAGATGCGCTCTAACAATCTCTATTTGGGTCTTGGGTGCTTGCTCATTGGTAACGGGTGCGGTTGCTGTAGTAGTCATGGCTTACACCTCCTCGCTAGTGATTGAGGTGTGACTTTCCAGCCACTCGATAACATCAGCATTGCGCCATGCCGTCATAGTAGGGGATAGCTTGATTGGTGCTGGGAAGCGTCCATCGCGTGACCATGCCCATAAGGTACTGCTACCAAACGGTAAGAATGGTATTAGCTGGCTGGCACGGCTCATGCCTTGCGGTGGTAAATATTTGACGTGTAGGCTTTCGGCTATTTGTTCAATGCTGTTTGATGTGTCATCAGTGAAAGCGATAACGGGATTATCTGTGGTGGTGTGCTGTGTCATGTCAATGACTCCGTACTACGTGCCACTACACTATGTAATGGCTTGTCTTGTACGGTTCATCTTATGGGGTATAGAATTAATTGCAGAATTGGAGCAGCTAAAGTGACATTTTAGCTAGTAAAATGGTGTTCTAGTCTTTGAAGTGCTTCTTCCGATGGGTGCTTAAGATATTAGATAATGAGCGTTCTGCATAACCAAGACCGTCAGACTTCCCTTCAAAATGAGCTATTATTTCTCTAGCAGCTTTATCATTTGAGCAAATAAACTTACCCCTTTCATTCTTATCACTAAGATATTTATCGTGATAATTCAATGCTTTTTGCTGCGGTTCGCTATAATTAATGCCTTTTTGTGAACCTCCTTTCGCTCCAATGCGCCTGTAATTACGCGATAGAACCTCACTTTCGTCAATATAATCAGATGGGTTAAATCGCTCACCAGCTATTGAACCTCCATACATCAAGACTGTAGCTTCGTGATGCCAGCAAGAAACATCATATAAGCCTTCATTGAAAGCTAAGTATGCTAATTCTTTATATAACATTAACCTCAATATTTCTCTTAAGTCACAGCTTAAAAGCCTATCTTTTTCCTCTACCGTATATTCTTCTAAGATGTGGTTTACTAAAGAGCCATCGTTCATATAAGGCTCAAAACTTAGAGCTAGGTTTTTAAAAGCTGGCATAATAAATTTATTAAGGTAACACTCACAGTCATAATCACATTCACATTTGGTGTTATCTTCAAGATTATTGTGTTGTTTATACTCTAGTTCATTTCGCTGTAGAAAAGTAAATATAGCGCCTCTTATCCTACTCAAAAAAGAAATATTATTTTCAGACTGAATTTCATTACACTCATTATCGAGTAGTATGGTTTTTGCAATCTGACTATTCGTAGGTCTTGATAAACTGAGTTCAAAAGCTTTATACATTAGCTTGTAGGCTCGCTCATCTTCTCTGACACGATTATACATATTTCACACCCCTACACCCTTAAATCAAAATAGGTGCAAGGCAGTGACAGCATAAGGGTGTGAATAGCTGTCGTTCGGGAGCAACCCCTAGCCTTGCATGGTCGTTGTCACATGGCGTTACCCATGCTTCTGTGCTTGTTGTTTGAAGTTACCGTGAATGACGTTATCAATCTTGCCAGCGTAGGCATCATCAATGAAGTTTGCCCACTGGTGCATCATGTCTGTTCTATATTTTAAGTGCTGCGCCCCGTTGTATGCTTTGCTTACTTTGTTCTCTTTCTCATGTGCCAGTTGCAGCTCTATAGCTTCGTGCATAGCGCCTTGCTCATGTAGGGTAGTGCTGGCAAGTCCACGGAAGCCGTGCCCTGTCATACGCCCTTTATAGCCCATGCGCCATAGGGCAGTGATAAATGCGTTTTCACTATATGGCTTACGGGTTGTGGTATTAAAGAACACATACTTGTCCGAAAGTCCTAGCTGTTTAATCTGCTCTAAAATTGCCATTACTTGAGGGGCAAGCGGTACTAGGTGCGGTCTATCCATTTTCATCTTGTCGGCTGGTATGCGCCATATTTTGGCTTGATAGTCTATCTCGCTCCATTCCATAAAGCGCAATTCTTGCGTCCGCACGAACGTATAGCACAAGAACCAAAAGCCTAGCTTCACCAGTAAATCACCACCATAGGCATCAATGTCTTGAAGTAGTTTAGGTAACTGCTGGCTAGTCACACGGCTATGATGCTTAACCTTATGCGGTTTTAAGGCTATGGTTAGGTCGTTGGCTGGGTTATGAGTTACTAAGCCCTCACGTATGGCTTGCTTGAATATCTGCCCTGTTTGACGCATTGCACGCCTTGCCATATCGGGTGCGCCCCTCGTTTCGATAGCTTTACCAATGGCTAAAACATCAGGCGCGGTTATGTCCTCTATGTTCATGTGACCAATGAAAGGCTTAATATCGCGCTGGTACTGCGAGTAATCACGGCTATAGGTCTTAGGGGCGATATGGGCTTTGCGGTCGTCATGCCAGCGTTCTGCTATGGCATCAAATGCCTTTGTACCGTCAGTGTCGGCTTGCAAGCGTTTCTTATCGTGCTTAGGGTTGATGCCTTGCTTTATCAGGTCTTTTATCTGTTGGTTGCGCTGGCGAGCATCGGCAAGGCTCATTGCTGGATATTTACCAATGGTTAGGCTTTGGCGCTTGGCTGCATACTTATAGTCACTTACCCATACCTTGCTACCTGTACTACGCACCCATAAGCGTAGGTTATTACCATCACTATATTTGTCAGGTCGGCTAGGGGTGCAAGTATCGGACGGCTTAAGGCGTTTGATTTGGCTATCAGTTAATGACATGACGGTATATTTCCATGACGGTATAAAATATACCGTAAAATATACCGCACTTTGACATGGATTACCATGCTTTATGATGGCTTGTTATGTAGGGCGTATCGTTTGAAACGCCCATAGAAAAAGGGCAGACGGTCAATGACGGTCTGCCCTAATATTGTGTTTGGTCGGAACGGCAGGATTTGAACCTGTATAACGCGCGTAATACTATTATATTGCATGGTGAAACGTAGTAAACACAAGGGCTTAAATATTTAACGCGCAATAGAATGTAGTGGTTGTTGTGAAATCTGTGCCAAAATCTGTGCCAAAGATGGGGTAGGGTTCAACTACGATGGCGGGAGTTGAACCCGATTACATCAAACACTATCACACGCTATCAAATTCACTATTAATAATATCAATGATTTACGATTATGCATTGTGATTAGATGTGATAGTCTTTAATAAGTGTATGTCAAGACTCATGTCAAAGCGCGCTTGGACAGTAAAATTTTAAGCAAAAAATGGACCTCAGTAGAAGGTATAGCTTAATTGGTATTAAGTATTTAGAATAACTTTTTAGGTTATTAAAAATTTATTGAAACATCATTAATTTGATGTAATTTAGGAGTAGTTATGAAACTAGATAATAATGAAGCTTTAGAAGATTCATTTATAGTTTTAGAAGCAGCAAGGAAAAATGCGGATGAATTGAAGATAGCTATTAGAGATTTTTTAAAGGAATCACCTTATAAATTAGTAAAGTATAATTCAGGATATGAACAGAAAATAATAGTTGAACAGAAAATTAAGACGCCTAATGCGATTAAACAGTTATTAAATAATTTCTTAAATAACTGTCGTAGTTCATTGGAATACTTAACAGGAGACCTTGTACGGGCTAATAACGTTAATGCTAACTGTGATAACTTGTATTTTCCTACAGCAGATAGTGAAAAGAAATTTCTTGCAATTTTCCATCAAAAACAAGTAAGCCCAAAGCAAAAAAAAGTAGCTCCGAAAGGAATTATGCAAGCTAGTGATGAAGTTATTGCTAAGTTAACTGAGGGTGAATTTTATGAAGGTGGAAAGGGCTCATCAATACGTGGACTTCATGATCTCAATAACACTACTAAACATAGGCATTTAATTCCAAGCTATTCGACGGTTACCCTCAAAAATCTTAAGGTTTTTGGTTTAACTATAGAAAACTCTACAGGTGCTACCAACAGCGATGGCACAGCTTTTAAAGCATTTGATTTCGGGGCACCGAGAAATAGTATGGGGGAACGGCAGTCTATTACTGAGCCAGAACTACAGTTTGATGATGAAGTGGTTTTTGATATTAAAATAGCAGGTCCAGAATGTTTTTCAACTCAATCCTTAGCTACAGTCGTCGATCTTATTTATAAAGATACGTATGAATTAGTTTCTTCTTTTAAAGAATATGTTTAATCTACCCCAGCTCAAAATGTGGACCATCGATAAACGCCGACTTACCTATGGCCTTACGTTCTGCCACATAAGAAGCTACCCATTCTTTAGGATTGCCAGGCTTAGCATTTATAAGCGCCCACATACCACCCCAACGAACATTGATACCTAGTTCATCGGCCGCTTTTTGCATTGCAGTAGCTAATGGGTAGTAATGGTCCCAGTTAGCAAAGTCAGCTTTACCATTAACTACTGGCACAATATCGACAGCAGCGCCCTTTAAGTGATTGCTGTTCATTGTCTGACTGGCTCCACTTTTAACCAGCTTTGATTGACGCTCACGACTACGCAAGCCTTCGTTGACCATAAAGTCAGTACTAGTGATTTGAATAGCACGCTTGACCACTTTTACTAAATCAGGCTTAACACCTTTTAGATTCTGCAAACTACGCTCTGACAAGATGTAATTTGCTAGTTCATGTGGCGGTACCGGTACCACCTCCTTGCTATCGATTTTGGCTAGCGCATCGCTTGCCTGTTCTACATTAGTTAATAACTGTTGCACTGCATACAAAGAACCTTTGCCAAACTCACCATCGATAGCGTCAGTGTATAAACCGACTGCGGCAAGCGCAGTTTGTGCTGTTATTACATGAGATTTAGTCATAACCATACCTTATTTTAGGCATTAAAAAAGCCCCAAAAATAGGGCTGTATTTAATGCGGATTGTTACTTGCCAAAGATTGCAAAAAAAGAATCTTTAACCTCTTTTATGATCATAGATAGCGGTTTGCCTTGCAAGAGCGCCACTGCTTGATACACGATACCAATCGCAAGCATGCCAAAGACTGCCCAGCCTAGCATGATGAAACCGTGGGTCATGACGCTGTAATTTTGCAGTTCATAAAATTCAATATGAGCTTGCCCACCAAATAACGAGATAGTGACCGCGATGGTAAACTTAACGATTACTGACATATTGATCTGTATTTTACCGTCTCTGCCGATATCGCCTGACAGCATCAAGCCAAAGATTGCACCGATGACAGCAGCAAAGACTTTTGGCAGGTATGTGAGCATTTTTAACATGACCACATCCAAAAATGGTGTGTTATTTGGCATTGTCTCTCCTCAAATTTTAGATAAAATAAAACCCCAATTAAGGGGTTGGCTTTAGTTTTTTGAGCTATAAATTTGTAGTGTCTATCACTATCCAGTTGCTTTCAGTGGAGTATGGTCTAGAGTCATCTTCATTGGCGCCTGATTCATAGCCTATATCTATAAAGTCATAGACTATTAGATCATTATTGGCTGTTAATTCACACGCGGAACAAAGAGTCATTGTGAACATTCCGTCGTCATCTACCTGAAAAGCTCTATATCCCATATTAAATATTACAGCCACGTTTGAGTGCCCGAAATTCATGGTAGTTTTAAGCCCAGTATATTTATATTCAGACGATTGCTCAATAATAGGAACAGAAGCTCCGTTATTATTAAGCCTAGTTGCTAATACTTTCATATATTTAAAGTTTGAGTTAAATGCAACTTCGCCATTAGGCTTATATATTTCTAGCCCCGTGTTGTTTAATGCGGGGCTAGCTGGAGGTAGGTCAAACGAATATGCTGTCAAATTACCTATACTAATGCCTTTGGTGCCGTAAGGCGTGCATCTACTCCCGACGTCAGGACGAACAGCGTAAAATAAGCCGTCTATACTAAATAGGTTCATACCCAATTTTCTTACTTTGCTTTTAAGCACTAAATTAGAGTAATCAGATGTTACTTGAATGTTCCCAGTGTCATTTAGTACCTCTATCCCTGCTACCATTTAATAAACCCCTATATATACGACAAAACTTGCGTTGTCAGGTAGGTTCTTAAACTCTAAAGTGTAAGTCGAACCTACCTGACTCTCCACGTTTTCATTCGAGCTAGTTTGACGATGACTGCTGGCTGAAGTGTATTTTTTAGCAAAGAACCCTGTATTAGTTAGAAATAAATTGTTCGTAACCGTTAAGTTAGGGCTAGCCTTTGTTATCGTATAAGTACCTATAAAGGTGGTTATTCTGTTTACGGTGTCTAATTGTAGACTTCCATTAGAGTCCCATACCTGCAATCCTTGTTCCATAATTTACTCCTTACCATAACCCCAACCGAACGCGCAGTGTATTGTTAGCATCATAAACACTAAGCAAGCTGTCTTTAATTTCAAGCCTTGCGCCAGTTGATGCACTCTTAAAAGTACCAATAGTTGCTGAAAGTGCTGACAATGATGTGATAGATGCTGTTTTAAGCTGAGCTATATCAATAGACGCTTTGGCGATATAGGTGTTTCGCATATAAACCCCTGCTGGCACTGTCACACCATCAATCACTGTGGCATTTGTTAGCACCATAAACGGGCTAGTGCCTGATACATCGTTGGGTATGTTAGTCGGTGCTGATATGCTAAACCTATCAGCTCGTACGTCAAAAGCACTTGTAGCGCCATCGTTCATCAAGCCAAAGCCTGTAATCTTACCGCCTGAATCTAACTTAACTGTGTATTGTAATTTAATGCCACCAATACTAGATTGAGCTGTCTGTATGCTAGAAGTGTGACCGTCAACCGTTGTTTGCAGCGTAGTAACTGAGCTTGCTGTTGCACTACTCTGTGACGTTGTGGCTGTCAGCTCAGTTTGTATCGTGGCAATATTACTTGTCGCAGTATTTGCCTTACTTAGTGCATCGGTTGCCGTTGATTGCGCTGCATCGGCTGCTGCCTGTGCATCGGTTGCCGCTTTATCGGTTACGATTGACCATGCGCTACCATCCCAGCGTTTCGGTGTGTTTTTACCTCCTGTTGTATCAATCCATAGATTTTGTGGTAATTGACGTGCAGCTGCTGGCGTTTGCCACTGGTAGATAACCTCGCCTTTGTTGCCCGCTAAATTCGCTGCATTGTTGGCTGCTGTTTGTGCGTTGGCCGCATCAGATTCCGCTTTATTAGCCTTAGACTGAGCAGTATCGGTCGATGACTGTACCGTATCAACACGTCCTGATAATGCACTAACAGCATTGGTGCGAGTAGTCGCCTCACTTGCGATAGCCGCTGTGTTTTGCCCTGTTGCCGCATTTAAAGTAGTGATGCTGCTGGCTAATGCCTCGTCTTTGGTTGCCAATGTATTAAGACTCTGTGTAATGCCTGCATTACTATCTGCAACTGTAGTTTGCAACTTAGTGATGCGCTCGCTAGTTGCATAGTTATCACGCGCAACGGTTTTTGCATACGTCCAGTTTTGCGCTTGACTGCTAAAGTATGTCGTTTTATCAAAATACTCAGGCTTGTAATCAGTGATAACACCTTGCAGGGTTTCGTACTGTGTGCCCAAATCATCTTTGATAAGCTGCTGCTCATTTAAGATCGTTACGATATTTTGATTTGCCGCATTTGCTTTGCTTAATGCTTCCGACGCTGCTACTTGAGCATCAATAGCGGCTTTATCAGTAACCGCGACCCATGCATTACCATCCCAGCGTTTTGGTGTATTTTTACCTCCTGTTGTATCGATCCATAGATTTTGTGGTAATTGACGAGCTGCGCTTGGTGTTTGCCATTGGTAAATAACCTCGCCTTTATTGCCGGCTAAAGTCGCGGCATTGGTAGCGGCTGTTTGAGCCGCATCAGCTTTTTGCTTAGTCTCAATGATGGCATCAATACGCTGCTGAGTCTCAGTGGCTAAGTTGCCCTCGATGGTGCCGATTTTGTCAATCTTAGTGGTCAAGGCAACATCCAACGAGCTGCCATTGATTTTGCCTTGTACCAATTCAAGTACTTTATCTGCGCTGTCATCGGTTGTTGCCGTTGACCAGTTTGACCAAGGGCTGACATTACCTAATTTATCTACAATACGACCTCGATACGATTGTGACAAGCTGCCTTGTAGGCCAGTAATGGCATGTGTGTTCGTGTTGTAGGCGAACATACCAAGCGTCGCGACGTTAACATCAGGCGCTGACGCCACTTGTATCTCAGTGTAAGCTGTGTCACCGCTACCGGGTGCAGACGCCCAATCAATCTGCATACCAAAGAGCAAGCCTTTTGCTATCAATGACGCCAATTTTGGCGGTGCGCCAATTTTGCCAACGATTGCTGTCAGCATCGATGTCGTCGGTTTTGATATCGCATCAAAAGCACTAACCGCACGGACACGCGCTAAATAATTACCGCTATACACGCCGTCTATTTCAGCTGAGATATTGCCGGTGCGCGGAATCTTTATCCAATCCCCATCATCCTTGCGCCATTCGACATCGTAAGCGACGGCATCTTTGACTTGTGACCACGTTATCTCGAGCGTCGTGACCGTGATGCCTTGTGCAACGCGATGACGACTACTAAGCGTGACGGCATCGGGCGCATCGATAATGTAAGGATTATTACTGGGTACTGGTGGGCGCTGCTCGATGATCGTACCGTTATCAATCTGAGCGTACATCGATGGATCGTACTGCAACGCGGTATAGTTATACTGTGTACCGTCCTCGGCGCTCGTTACCGACATCACGATAAATGGCATCGTTGGCAGCTCATCGCTAATCACAGACCAGACGTTTTCGGGTGCCACTGGGTCAAATGCCAATGCAACCGTAATAGCGCGTCCACTGACAGCAGTGATAACACGAGTTTGCGCTTTGCCAGATTCCAGATTAACAATGAGCTTATCACCAGCCATCGCCGGTACATTGTCTCTATCAACCGTGATAACCGTGCGATTGGCACTAACCGCTGAAATACGACCACCATTATTAGCGCCGGTAAACATCATGTCGGGTATATCAATACGACTGCCAACGGTCGGCAATGAGCCATCAAGTCCCATGGCAAAGCTGACCGTTTGTGTTCTGTTTTGCTCAGCCAATAATGCTGCCAAACCCATGCGATAGGCTTGTCCCTCGCTAGTACAACCAACTGCTGATAAGTCTAAGACATTGATGCCTTGTTGAGCGATCGCTCGCTCATTGCGAACCATCACGTACTCAGTCTCATAAGCATTATCGGGATTTGACCAGGCGACTTGCGCGATGGTGTGCCTGTCGCTTGCGGCGCTGCCCGATTTGCTAAACTGACCGCCGATGACGTTTGCGCGCGTAATGACGTACTCGCAATCACGCGGCGTATCAGCATCGACAAATATCTTTGAGCCATTCCAAAACGACATACCGCGAAATATTCCCGCGATATGCTGCAAGACTTGATAAGCATCCTCTGACTTTTGCAGATATAGATTACACTCAAAGCGCGGCTCAGTACCGCCTTTGCCGTCATCGACCGGCTCATCGCAGATACGCGCGATATGCTCAAGCGCCCATTTATCAATCATAAACGGCTGCAACTTATCACCAAGACCGTAGCGATCATTAGTGATTAAGTTGTAATAATGCCAAGCAGGATTGGTCGTATAGCTAAGTTTGAACTGACCATTCCAAATGCCTGTGCTTGTGCGAGTCTCAACATCGTAATTGGTCGGCACTTGCACATAAACGCCCAGCATATCGACCGATATTTTAGGGATATTGCTAAACGTGCGCGCATCTAGTGACAAGTACAGATGGGCGGTATGTGGATAGTTAAACTTACCATCGATGATCTCAGCGATGCTATCGATCTGCATCATATTAAATAGCGACTCACCGTTGCCGTCCTCAGTGATTTTACGGACACGGATTTGCCAGTTAGATTGTGCCTCTGACAGAACGACATTGTGAGTACGTTGGTAGCGACCGCTTGTTTTTGCTGTCAGTGACTTAGTGACGACGGGCACATAGCCGCCGCCATCTGTTTGTACGTCAATCGCATAGTCAACCGTAACGCCTTCAACATCGCCTTTATCGGTGACTTTTTTAAGCATTGGAAATGAGATATTGACATTGATACTAGAGAGCTGGGTATCGTTAATACTACGTATCCACGGCGTATCACTACGTACTGTGACACCGACACCAATCTCGCTGCTCGCGTTTGGCATCCCTGCAATATAAGTTTGGTCAATCGTACCATGACGTATTTCCCAGTCTACGCCCTCAAAATTGCGATTGCCGTTTTCATCCTCAAGTGGTGTGCCCTCTAACATGATGCTTTTGGCACCATTCGCAAGACCTTTGACTTCACCTTCAGACAAACCAATAATCATTTTTAAACGACTGATAGACGCGATGGTGTCATCAGCAATAGACGGACGGCTTGGCTGCTGTTGACCCGCTTTGGCCCCTGTTATCTCTTTAGTTATTACATCGCTCATAACTACGTGTCCTCATTGACTATCGATATGCTAATAATAAAACCGCCAATTAAACCCCTGCCAAGCGCAAGCGGTACAACATTACCCTGCGCAACCGTGGTCACTGCACCGCCAAACGCATAACTGGCTTTATTGCCTGCCTCATCTTGTGGCTCTATGTTAGGCGTTGGCATCAGCAAACTTGCGGCACCACCAAGCATAAGACCGACACCAGCACCGATTGCCCATTGCATACCCGGCACAAACACACCGACAGCGACTAATGCAGCGCCCGCAACGACTTGTAATATTCCACCAAGATTGCCACCAGCACCGACAATCTCGGGGACAATGCGGATAACTGACGCGCCTGTGTTGTTCTCAATCTCATTCGCGCCGATGTTTTCATCATCATTAAAGACCGCAAAAAATAAGCCGCGTTCGTGGGCTGTTGCCATAAATTGCTTAAAGCCATCGATTTGATAGCCTAAAGCGCTGCAAGCTTCGCGCGGTGACATGACATCTAATTCAAATGATTTGCCAAATTTGTCAGCGAGTATGCCGTGTAGCTCAATGCGTCTTAACATAATGATCGCCCATAAAAAAGCCCACTATCATAGTGGGTCTTGTTTGTTGTTTTTTATCACATCAGCGACTTATGCCGCAGGATAATCGCGCTGCGCTCTTGCCACACGTTGCCGTATATCTCACGACGACTACGCCGCATATATGGATGATGCAGCACTAAATGATCACCGATAACTTTTTCAGTTTCTTCACTGGACAAGCCGCCATTATGACCCAAGTAGATAAGCGCATGATTAACGTACTCAGTCGGTTGCACACGGCAAAGAATGACATCATGACGAGCTAAAGTATGCACTTGCACAAAACCTTGCGCCGCAAAGTTATCGATGTATAAGTCGCTATTGCTCGCAGACTCCCACCATTTATCTTGGCGCTCAAAGTTATCAATGTCGATACTAAGCTCACGGCTGTAGTAGTCACGGACAATACTAAAGCAATCAAGTACGCCGTGGATGTACTCACGGTTAATAAGTGGCGCTTTGTACGCTTTAGGCGCATGTACTTTGATATCAATCTCTGGATAAGCGACGATGACCCACGGCACAGTGCCCATACTCATTTGCATTAAGTCGTAAGTCGTGGGTTTGCTACTGCCGTTGGGGTGTGAGTGTACGACTGCTTCGATTGTGCCCAGTTGCTCGCAGCGCAGTACGTCTTTGTAGCCTATTTTAAACTGCTTATCAGGGTTGTCGTGCACGTTGGTACAAGGCACATATTTGCGATCAATGATATAGCCGCATGACTCATTGGGATAACACGCAGCGGCATGGTCAAGCATATCTTCTTTAGCGTCTTTTAAAATATACATCATCGACTCCGTAGTTGAGAGCTTGCAAAGCCGCCAAAGTTGAGTGGCTCATTTTCGCCAAATCTCAGCTTGCAATCTGACAATCTTCCGCCGCATTTATCTAAAGCGGGATTGTCGGTAGGTGTGCCATCTTCGGTAAACATAGCAGCACCCATGTAGCGGCATGACTCACCGCGATACTGACCACGCACCGCCCACGTACAATAAGGCGTGATATTGCGTGTTGGTATCTTTTTACGCTGGGCGGATAAGGGGCTTGCTAACTCAAACGTCACCGTGTGCTCATTCTCTTCCGTTTTTTGCTCAACGTACCAGTACTGCGATGTTGACTCGCTAGGATTGGCGGTTGGATTGCCCGCTGTAAAATTGGCGGCGTCTAAGTATTTAGCGAGTACGTGGGTGACCTTGAGCGTAGCGCCAACAAAGTCGCTGTAAAACGCACATAGGGCTGTAATAGCGCCTGGTGTGTCGTCTATCTGATTGGCAATAACGAGTGTCGGCATAGACGGGCGACCGTCGCCGCGTATCTCTAAGCCGTCAGACTGAATAGACACTGGGCTATAAGTCTGACCAGCCCAGATGATGTTACGCTTATACTCGACGCCAGTATCTATTGCATTGAAACTATCGTTTTTATCAAAATACTTGGTCTTATCTAAATAGCCAAAGATTAATAATAAATCCTCATGCGATACATGCCCGTGCCACCGGAATATATCACCGCCCAGTTTGGTCGCGTCAAGCTCATACAGCGTCACAAGTCCCATGACACTGAGTTTTTGAAGGTCGGATGAGAGCATGATGACTCCTTATTAAGCTGTTATAGTATCGATGCGCTGAGTAAGGGTCGCAATAGCGGCGGCTTGGGCTTTGATCATCTTGTCTTGCTTGATAGCAATCGCATGACTCATCGCAAGCAAGGCGTTAATGTTGATACCCTCGGCTTGGCGTTCAGCAAGCGGCTGCTCAGTAGTAATGCCATCTGCGTCCGTGACCATTTCAGTTGTGCGCCACAAGGTAAACGCAGGGTCATAAGCACCGAGTTCTTCTGCGCTAAATGAGTAGTAGTGATGCAGTGGATTGTCTGCGTCTGCTGTACTGCGATAGACGATTGGCTTTAAAGCCATTGCGTCTGCATAACGTGCATCGTCAAGTACCAACGGCGCTAAGATGTCTTTGTACTGTTCAGACGAAGTTGAGCGCATTAACTTGCCGTCTGTGCCTATCGCCACGTTTGCACCTGACGCTGTAGTCGTGTTGTATGTTGCGACTGCTGTTGATGCCAGCTGCCATACCGACCATGTGCCTACTTTGACTCGCGTTATTACTGTACCGGTCATCCATGAGTAACCCACTTGTAGTAAGTTACCTTGCCGCGACATATAAGTTGTTCTGACAACTAGCGCGTATTCGCTATTCACTAATGAGCTAATAGCAGGGTGTGCTGCAATCGGGAAACCGATCAAAGACCCTGCTTCAAAATCATCTGGATTTGCCGTTTCTAAGAAAGTAGGGCGAGTAGCGCCCACTACTTTTAGTGTATCTTGCGCTAAAGGAATTTGACCGGCTTCTGTTCCAACTAAGCGACTCGCTGCATGAGTCTGATTACTAAAGTTTGCAGCCACTTTTGTCATCGCAAGCCAAGGGCTATCGCCTGTTTGGTCTGCGGGTACGCCTGTGCCTACGTTTGGTATTTGAATGGTCATCGTTGTCTCCTAAACGCTCATAAACTGCTCAAAGTTGAGCGTGATTTGCCAAAAGTCGCCCTTGCGCTGCGGTATGGATGCACCGGCGCAGGTGTATTGTTTGGTGTTGCCGTGTGGGTCAGTCCATAAGAAGGGTTTGACGCCTGCATGTTCATCGATAAACGCTTCAATAGGTTTGATGACGGTATCAAGCGCGCCGGTCTTAGTACCTGACCAGCTTTTGGTCGTGTTATTAATGCCAGTTGATGAATGCTGCGTATAACCATCACCAAACTGGGTTTTTTTGACTCGATACTGTTTGTCAGCAGTCGCGCCCATATCTATCTGCCAAGGGAATGTTTTTATCATAGGATTGCTCACGAAAAAGCCCACGTTATTTAGCGTGGGCTTTTGGTTGATTGAAAGGTTAGTGGTTAGAGAGTAGGTAGTAACTGCCAGTTGCCGTTCATGTCGCCACGTATTCGATAGCGCTTTGTATCGCCTTTATTAATGATTACATCCAAGGCATCAGTCGCTGAAGGGCATAACCCACGAGCGGTGTCAAAAGAGATTACATGACGTCCACTAGGAACATGGAGTGTGGCTGACTCTGATGATCTTAAAGTCGCAACCTCTTTGCCGTCTATAAACACATAAGCCTTACATGCTGAACCCAGCAACCCACTGTCGCGAGTGACTATAACAGTAGCGGTCTCAGCAGTAGCCTTGTTGTATAGCATAGGAGCTATGCCACTAGCGGTCATAGCTGGTTTAGTTGAGCAAGCACTTAGTAAGATAGCAAAGGTAGTAACAGCTATAAGTTTAATCATAATGTCCTCAATATTTGCAAAACATTATGATAGCTGCTTTTAGCAAGTGCGTCTAACGATTGCTAGCGTTTTGCGTACAATCTATCGAGCGTGCCGTTTGGTCGGGTCATCTTATTGACTTCACTGACGACGACAGCAGCTAAGCCTTGTCCGATTTGTTTACCGTACTGACTATCAGAGTCTACCGATGATTTCCCATCCATCGTGACGTTGACATTGACATTGACGTTTGGCGTGGTGCTAGGTTTTCGGTCGTAAGTGCCGTTATGCATCGCCTCAAGCTCTGGGCGATAACGCTTGGTCGTTGGAGCATTTGCGACAAACTCATTAGCGTGTACTAAGCCAACCGGATCGGAGTCACCACCGCTAGCGGTAAAACCACCCACTTGATAGCCTGGTAGCTCTAAAGCCATCGATGATGCGGCGCTGATGATAGTGCCGAACTCAGTCGCGATGACAGCGGCTGATGCGAGCTTTTGCGTTAGCGTTGCGCCTTCAGCCATTGCGTCGCCCCACGCTTTATACATATTAATACCGGCTGAAGCGATTGCAAAAGATTGCTGCGCGGCAAAGCTAATTTTATAAAAAGCGTTTTGCTCACCAAGTATGGCTTTAAATGATCCTGCCATATTCCCCGCGATTGCTGCGGCGCTGGTGATAGTCAGTTGCGTTGCGGCAGTTTCAAAAGCTAAGCGCGAATTGTATTTTGCTTGCTCAGCTTGTTCTACTGCGATAACTTCGTCATCTAAAGCTTTTTGAATTAAATCTAAGCGGTCTTTATATTGCTGCGCTAATGCGTAGTTCTGACTTGTACCTTTCATTTCCGCTTGGAATGAGCCAAAGCTATCACGGCTGCCTTTTTGCAGCTCATTAGTGTCATATATCTGAGCACCAGCCATAGCATTACGCAAGTCAGACTTTTGCGCACCATTAATGTCAGTGCGCATATCAAGGGTGCGGCGTTGATCAGCATAAGACTGTCGTAATGCAGCCAGATCTGATTGGCCAATGCTGGTTAGTTGACGCAGTTCACTTTCAAAGGCATAGCGCCGCTCATCAAGTGCCAATTGCTCAGCTTGGTTGAGTGCATCTATCTTAGCTTTGCGCAGCTGCTCATCCATATTGATGGTTAATTGGATTTCACGGCGCTCAAGCGCGTACTGATTGCGGATACGCTCAGCGTCTGTTTGCTCAGATTGCTGGGCGTATTGCATTTCTTGATCGTGAGCGAGCTGCATTTGTGCAAGTTTGGCATTGGCGACATCAATAGCATCATCGATGAACGCGGTGCGCTCATCATCATTAAAGCCACTGGCTTCAATCTTTAGGATTGCAGTTTTGAGCTGCTCCTCGATGCGCATGGCTTCGTCGCCGTACTCGATGCGGATTGCGTTACGCTCTTTGGCTTGTTGTTCTGCAAGGCGTGCTTGCTCGGCAGCAGCAGTGACTTCGTTTTGCATTATCTGGCTGATTGACTGCTGGGCGATTGCAACGCCATCGCCGTAGTAGTCTTTGATATGTTGCTTAAAGCGTTTGCCGGTGACAGCTTCACCTTTCGCGACGACACCATCGTTATTGACATCCCATACTTGATTGGACGCGTAAGCTTTGCTGCCTTTTTTGTAGCCATAACCTGCTACGGCGTCGTAAATCTCTCCAACACCTGAACCTGCTTTGATGCCGCGGCCTTTGAGATAAGAGACAACGTGGTCCATCTGCTGTAAAGGCAGCAGATTGCCAAATTGCTCACGTGTCATACCAAAATATTTACCATCCGCTTTATTGTCGCTGCCTTCCATAAACTGAATAAGGCCAGTGGCTGATGAGGTTGGGTTGCGTGCGTTAGTGCTAAACGTACCTCCTGTTTCAAACGAGATGACGGCAGCGAGGTCGTTTGGATTAATACCTAGTTTTTTAGCACCGTCTAATATCGCGTCACTGACTGCTTTTGGTATGAGGGCAGCGGCTTTACTGGCTGCTTTTGCAGCAGAAGCCTGTTTCTTAGCATTGGTTTCCGCTTTTTTAGCGGCTTCCTCTTCTGCAGCAGCATTAGCTTGCACCGCTTGACCAGTCAAACCCAGTTGCCGACGCATCTCTTCCTGTTGTTTAGCAGCAGTTAAAAACCGGCTTTCGCGCTTGCCTTCGCCTAGATTTTTAATAAAGTTGATTTGAGCTGAATAATTGGAAAGGGATGCCGATATATCTTGGTCTGCCAGTCTTGCGATCTCATTTGCAGCGCTAAAGTTTTTGGCAATCTTGAGAGACGTAACCCAGACGCTATCCATCATGCTAACGCCGTTGAGTAGACCGCCGATTGTAGCTGCCACACCGCCAATACTACTACCAACCACGTCAAATACAGCTGCGACGCCGATACCTACTATTGCTACACTCTTAAATGCAACAACTAAATCATTGCCCATTTCGCGCGCGAGGTCCGCTGCTCCAGCTGAGCCTACAAGCTCATCAGAGAGATCAGCCAGTACTGGGATAAATGCACTGGTAAATTGCGTTTTGGCACCGTCAGCAGACAACTTTAGCAAGTCAGTTGCGGCTGTTAAAGTTTGGGTTGAGGCAATCGTTTTTTCATCCATAATGATGCCAGCATTCTCTGCGGCTTCGGCCCAGACATCAAAACCAGCGCCGTTGTCATGCAACAGTGGTATCAATAGCGACGCATCGGATGCGATAGATTCCATGTAAAATATTAATTCAGAGTTACTTAAGTTTGCCTCTTGTAAACCGTTATAGTATCGCTGGAGAGCATCTGGACCTGATAAATTTCGAAAGCTGTCGGCAGTCATGTCGACACTTGCGGGCATACTGTCGAAAAAGTCCGCCATGGCACCACCGCCGGTGGTTAAAAAATCACCAATTTTATCTTGCGTGTCTTTATAGATATCGCCCAACGTTTCTTGTTCGACACCCATTGCCCGTGCTGCGACGATATGCTTTTGCATCACATCGATATTGGTGTTAGATACTTTTGCGAGTTTAACAATCTCATTAGCAAGTTCTGTTTGCTCTTTGATCATTACGCCAATGGCAGCCGTTCCAGCGGCTGCCATACCAGCGAATGCCGCTGCACCCACCTTTGCCATATTAGCCGCATCGGCTTTGATAGCACCCATCATTGTGGTGGTGCTTTGCTGTGTATCACGCATCTCACTGCGATACTGGGCAGTGTTGGCAAACAGTAAAATATCTAAACGCTGTAATACTTTTGCCATGATGCAATCCTTATTTTTTAGCGCGTCTTTTAAGAGTCGCTATCAGTGATTCAGTGTAATTTTGACTGCGAGCCACATCTTGTACTGCATTCTCAGCAGCCTGTTGCTCATTGGTTAATGGAAGAGGATCAACAGCAAGCAATTCTTTCAAGCTTGGCACTTCTTTACAATGTCCTGACCAATATGCGATTTGCTGTGCGAGTACGGCAAAGTTTAAGTCCGTTCGATAATCGCCAATAGGATTAACCCGGTCGAATGCTTGCCATTCGCGCAGCTCGTCAATGCTCATAGCCGCATCAAGCTCTGCGACAGTTTTGGATAGATGCCCAGCGAGTTTAAATTTAAAAAATTTATCTCGCTGGGTTAGGAGTTTTTTAAGTCTTCATCTTCCGGTTCGTCAGTGGTTTCGTCATCTTGTTTGACCGGCTTTTTGACAATAAAGCGATTGATTATATTAAACTCAAGCAATACCGCATCGGTCAGCACCGGCGGAATAGTCTTGATGATTTCGATGTCATCTAGCGTAAACAATGGCTCATTGTTCTCGTCAACGAGAGCAATGATAAAGGCTTCAACATTGCCTTTGCCTTCGACTTCTTTCATGTCTTCAAAGTATTTTTCCCGCTCCCCAAGCGTCATACGCTTGACGAATACGTCAGCATCTAGCTCTTTGATAGTGAGGCGTGAAGGCGCTAGCAAGGCTGATGAAGCAATGGCTGCGAGTAGGGCGGTGCGTCCAAGCGGGTTGGCTTTACGTTGGGCGGTGGTTTTGGCCATGATATTAATCTCTAAAATTGGATAAAGGAAAGCCCACAATGAAGTGGGCTTGGTCAGTAGGTGCGATGGGTCAGTGGTTATGGCGCTGAGACAATCTCAGTCACGTCACTACCGATAACGATAACGCCTTTTTTACGCAGTTTCTTTTTCGGGTCAGTGACGTTGCTAAATTCTGAAATCATACCGTCGAATTTATAGCCTTTGACCTTCACATCTGCAAAATGCACCTCGCATTGCACCAATTTGTTTGTATCGTATGCTGCTTTTAGTGCGATATGTTGTGGATCATCGGGTTTCCACACCAACTCAAATGCCAAATCATTGACTTCAGTAAAGTCGACTACGGCTTTTTGCGTGTTACGTGCATCAGTCGTTGTGATTTCATCGATTGATTTTTTCTGATCAATCATATCGATATTTGTTAGTAAGGGCACTTTGACAAAAGTGCCTGGTATCCCTACATTAATTTTCAAAAAATGCTGGCTGTCTGATAAGCCGTCGATAATCGCCATAATTGGCTCCTTTACGTGGTTGGGGTGGTTTGGCTAAATTCGTAATCTATAGACTGGCGAAATAGATCGCTGGCGGTGTCGTACATTTGCTGCTGACCACCGTAGATGCTGTTCTGGATTTGGTCGTTAATGGCGTTGATGACTTTGTTAGCGAGTAATGTGCACTGATAAGCGTCATCGTGATAGACATCTATTTGCACTCGTACCCACTCATGCCCGGTTATACCGTCGTTAGTGATTTCAGACACGCTGCTGATGGTTTGATAAATGATATAAGGAGGAGTGGCGTCGTCATTCTCACGAGCGATGATGGGATAAATTCTGTTTTTGCCGCGTGCAATAAATGTGGAGCGATCAATGTACTCTGTTTTATCAAGATAAGTGTCACCGACTAACGGTGACAACACATTAAAGAGTTGTACACCTGCAATCATGGTCACTCTCCATACTTATCAATGTTTTCGCTCAGTTTTTCGCTAAATCGACTAAGCATTAAGTCAATGTTGTTATCAAACGCCGGTCTGATAAAAGGTGTGGCAGGCTGAGTAGATGTGCCGTACTCAATAAAATGCCAGTACTGCGGGTAAAACTTCTGCTTAGTACCGGTACCGATATACACACCCATTGCTGCGCCTTGGGCAAACTCACCTTTCATTTCGGATTTTGGTACACGACGTTTTTTGACAGCAGAGGCTAACAGACCTGGTTGGATTTCTACTTTTCGCTTGTTTGTATTAATGACCATCGCATGCGGCTCTTTTGCCTTACGCGCATGGGTCTTAGCCTCTTTAACGACAGGTGTGAGTGCATAACCCAATGCGCCGTATATAGCTTTACCAGCGAGTTTATTATCAAGCTCAGCAAGTTTAGCTTCAAGCTCTTCAAGCCCTTGTACTTCGACACTGCCCCAATCATCGCTCATGGCACGCTCTTTAACATCAGCGTGATGTACTCAAGTCCGCTGCTCTCATCAGGTAGTGGGTCGCCATCGACCGCATACATTTTGCCGCGATGCTCAATACGGGTTTTGCTATCGATATCAGTTCGATATCGTAGCTGACAGCGAGCGCGAGTTTCACTGTCTGCGGCTTGGGCGTTGATAACGTCTTTAACGGACAGTGGTGTGAAATTTGCCCATAGTACGACGGTGGGCATCCATGATGTGCTGCTGGTACCGCCCATCGGTGATGGAGTGTTGCTTGACTTATAGACCGTAATACGATTGCGTAATTTTGATGCGCGCATGGCAGCTCCTTATGTGACAGTAGGGCAGCGGTACGGATAGATCATAGACACGACCGGTTGTGGTAAATAGTTGCCATTGGTCGGTGTGTCTTTGTCTGGACTGCGATTATCATCAAAGTAGCCAATCAGCATGAGCGTTGCGACCTTGATATCTTGCTTGCCTTCAGCTGGTATAGTTTCAGTCACATACCGCGATATTGCAGATTCAGCCGCCGCCATGAACATGGTTAATGTCGCATCATTGGCGTCATCGTCATAGCGCAGATGGTGTTTGACCTCATCAAGTGTTACCCAAGCCATCGTCGTCTCCTTGTGGTTGGTCATCAGTTGGAGTAGGAGCAGGGGCTTTGGCAAACGGGTCAGCACTACCATCGCGTTTGGCGATTGCTGCAAGGCTGTAATTCTGCTGCTGAATCATTGGACTTTCACCGCCTGATACAGCTGCGTAGCCAAGCTCAGCGCGCGCTTCATTTGGCGATAGTATGGCGGCACCAATACCTTCTTTAAGGAACGACATCTGACTGTTTGAATCCATGCGAAGTAGGGCTTTTAAATCAAACTCAACTTCGACACCAGCTTCTAAGTCCAAGTGCTGATTAAGCAATGTTTCGATGCTTTCGATATAGTGCTGCAAGCAGTCGCTATAGTAGATGTCGTTATGGTCGCTGACCTTACCACTGGGCAGTGGTGCAAGCCCAACCTTGAAAGCGGGAACGCTAAACGCTGTACAGACGATTTCGCCTGACATCTTTAGCTGCTCAACCAATTGTGCGTCGTTGGCAGCGACTGAGATTGGCACGTAATTCATGCCGTCACCCATTACCGCTGTGCCGCCATTACCTTTGCCTGAATAGTTTTTTTGCCAGTTTTCTTTTAACTCGTTACTTGTCTGTTCAGTAATTGCTCCCGGCGCAACCAATATTCCGGATGGTCGCGAGGCGTTCGCAAAAAATGCTTGGGCATTGCGCTGAATGCTGATGCCTTGACTGGCAGACAACGCACAAGCAACGATAGGAGATAGACCAACCAATGGATGATAGAAGCAGTTAAAGCGGTCATGAATAATCTCAGATGCGGGGAATACAACATCCTCACTCAAATCAAACAAACGATCTTTGCGGACTTGATAAAACACATTGCCGTTTGGGTCGACCAGTGGCTTGGTGCGTTCAGGATTAAGTATCTGTAACTTCCATACTTCGCCATAGATGTTTCGAACTTTCCATACGTATGTGTTGCCGCTGGTTGCCTTACTGGTTGCCCACGCTTCGGCAAATTGTTGCCAGTTTTGAAAGTCGTTAGGCTTTGCTAGTAAAGGATTGACGCAGCTGGTACAGACCTGACTGACGCCATCAACCTTTCTTTTAGTCTTAATCTTGAGTTTACCTATGTCACGGGTAATCAATGACACGCAAGCAAACACGGCATGATGGCGCATCTGGTCGTTTTTACTGACTTCAATCTCTTCATTGCGCTGCCATGCGCCGGTAAACGGATCATGTATGGTATGCCAAACATCGCCGCCATTAACTGGTTGGGCGGTGCTTGCAGATTTTTTGCCGGTGAACCAATCAAGCATGCCCATAATTATTACTCGCTGTCAGTTTTAGTGGTTTCTTTAGGCTTCGATTTACTTTTAGGCTTTGGCTCATCAACTTCAGCAAAGCCAGTTAATACCAATACATTGCCATGAAAGTCACTGACATCATCAGTCATACCGGCAGGGCCGTTGGGCGCATCTTTAATATATTTAATTTTCATAATGACCTCGTATTTTTTTAGGAGTAGATACGGATAGCGAAGGAAGGGCGCTACCAATACCTACTCGTAAAAAACCTCACGTTTGACGGTGAGGTTTTGGTCAGTCTTAAGCTAAATAGTGTTTAAGCTTATGGGATTAGTGAGTAGTCAATATAAGCTGCCGCTGTAGTACGGCGTGGTGCCCAAGTGATATGGCGTTCGGCTCGAATAGCAGTCATATTCTGTTGCCACAAATTAACTAAAGTAGTAGCGCCCATATCGATAGTGGCTTGGTCACTGAAGGCAACTTCGACATCACCATCGTCTGCAAGGTATAGCTCAGACGGTTTGACCAAAGCAATGATTTCACCAGCATTTTCCGATTCAATAACAGGGATGCCATCTAAGCTTTTTGCGCCAGGACCATTAGCCATGTCAGGATAGTAGCGACCACCCAAGGCGTCACGTAAGCGACCCATTGCACTAGCGCGGGTGGCGCTCATAACGTAATGGGCGTCAGTTAAAGATAGGTTTTTGGCGATGAAATTATCGGTTAACGCTGCAATATCAGCATCGTATGCAGCAGCAGTGACACCAGTGGCGACTATCTTAGTGGCACCATTTAATACACCGGCAGGTCGTGCAGCTGTTTGAGCAGCATCATCCATAAACGTCGTATCAATAAGCGTAGCTGATGCTTCGACCAAATCGTTAAGTAGCATCTGATCAGTACTAGGTGATGAGAGTTTAAGCAAATCGTCAGTACGGACCACGATACCAGCTAATTTATGATGCTTGATTTCAACAGTATTAAATGTTGGATTGGTAGCTGGTTTTGCAGCACCTTCGCCGACCCAAGCCGCGACTGCGCCAGTTGCCATGCCTGGAATGGTTGCATTAAATGGTGCAGCGCGCATGAATGAAGCTAGCTTATCAACGATAGTCTCAGCACGTAACAGCTCAACGAACTCATTGGCCAATTGGTGCTCAACGATTAACGGGCTTGAGTTAGCCGTATCAAGTACTACAGCTTTTTCAAGTGCTTGGATGACGCGCGGGTCCATACCTTGTGACTTGGCAATATCAAGGGGGCTGACATAGTTGCCTTTCTTTTGTTGAAGTACAGCAAGTGCTTTAGCTTTTGCAAGCTGAGCAAAGCCGATACCTTTTTTGGCATGGTTTGGTTTTACAGTGGTGACGCCTTTAGCATCAGCGACTGGGTCGGCTGCACCTTTTGCAGACTCAGCTGCTTCTTCTTCGCTTTCACCAGCAGCTGGTGTAGCGTCAGTGAGTGCAGTTTTTGCATCATCAATGAAGCCTTCAACTCGCGTTAAGTTAGCGTTGAGGCGGACGATTTCAGCTTCTAATGTAGCGATTTCATCTTCTTCGCCGTCGTCAGCGATGCGGCCATCGTCAGCGGCTTTGGTCATGATGCCCTGAACTTTGCCTTTCTTAGATTTGATTGTCGCAAGGATTTGCGCGCGTTGTTTTTCCCACATAGGTCATTCTCCAGATAGTAAGCGTATGCTGCCCTGATTAGGGTCAACTAAGGTGATAATTCGGGATGGTTTAATAATTAGCGCGTCAACCGTTACAGTAGGCGCTTTTTCGGGTTCAGGTACGGGTGCATCGGTTACTGATTTAAGCGGTGCTGGTAGAGATTTCTCAGCGTCCAAAAAAGCTTGTTTAATGGTTTTTACACTGGTGATCACTGCATCGGGATTTGCACCGACAGTGACTGCTGATAATTCGTACCAGTCCCACTTCTTAATGTGTAGTCCCAAACCATCATTGATAAAGTCATAATCAATTAGACCAAAGCCAATTGACAACCCTTTGACTAAACGATTCTTTAAAGTGTGCCATGCGTCGTCAATACGGGTTTTTAAGTTGCCTTCATCTTCAATTACAGAGACTTCAATGACCACTTCGATTTGCTCTTCCACAACGGTAGCGCTAACGACTTCGCCAATGGGCTGACAGTGATCGTGTTGCCAAAGGAATGGGAAAGGCAAAGTAAATACTGCGCCAGCCATGTCCATCGTGTCACCGTCGCGGTCAAGTCTAGGCGTGGTAGCAATGCCGGTAATTGTGCGTTTTCCGTCATCCTCGGTTACGCTTTTAACCTTTAATACGCTATAAGCTTTGGTCATAAGGTTTCTCGTTATAAAATTTGGGCAAAATAAAACCGCCCTTATCGGCGGTCTTGGTTGTCTTTTTTACGTCGCTTGGTATAGGCAACGAGAGCTATATCAATCGCTATCAAAACAGCTCTGAGTAAACGTGATTTTTTGGTCATTGGATATGCTCACTTATGCGGATTGGGCAATGGTTTTGGCGGTGCAGGACGGTTGCGTTTTTCAAAAGCATTAAGCGCGATACGCATTGCCTGTAAATCCTTTCTGTCTTGGTTGGTCATTGGCGCTGTGATGATGCGATGCGCAATCGCACCTAAGACTAAACCTACGATGAAGATAAGCACAAAAATAACGTTATCACTTAGATAGATGCACATAGTTAAATCTCACTTATGATGTCAACCACGAAAAGCTTGCCATCAAATTGGACACCATGAGGATAGTCAGATCCGTCAGGATCGTTATCACACCAGTTATTAAAGTCGCTTAGTTTATCGACTGGTACATAATAGTTATTGCCTTCATTATCTGTAGTTAATACTACATTTTTAGCAATCATAATAATTCCTTAAACAAAAAACATAGTAGGTATGCCAGACTTTGGTGGCTCTGGATTCAAGCTCATAAGTGCGACCGCGTTTAACATGCCAATGACAGGGTCAATCTTAGCAGTGCCAGACTCAGCCTTACTAATCATCGTGCCGCTACCACGTACTACTGTGCGAGAGTTACCAACACACCATGACATCATGTCTTGGTCAGCATGTATAAGATGTTTACGTGCAATCTTATTTTCAGCGGTCTTGATATAGCCGGACATCTTGAAACCTTGACTGACGCCAACAATTTTATCCTCTGGTATCTCTACCGCATCAAGCTCTTCTATGAGTGTGCCAATGCCAAGTGGGTCAAGTCCGATTTGGTCAAGCTTACCGCTATCAAATACTTGTTTGCACAGCTGCGCGACTTGCTCTGACTCATCACCGATGTTTTTTACAATGATAAGATCGCCGTCTTTCTCAAACCCTTTTAGTGTTGGCGCAATAGACATACGACGTTCTAGTGCAATCGTGTGGCACCAAGCGCGCGTCCATACCCACCACGGCTTAATTTGTACCTTCTGTTTGGTGATGCTGTCTTCATACTCTCTTAGTACGACAGGCAGCCGACCGACAGCCGCAAATCCTAACAAGTCGTCTAGTCCGCCGCCATCGATACCGATTGTGATGACTTCTGACGCCTCAATAAGCTCCTCTAAAGTAAATGGCATAGGAGCGGCTGCCGCTTTCCAAAACTCAGTAGCAGCCCAACGGTTGGCTCGTAGCGATATGCCAATTTGTACGTTCAAATGCTTGGCGGTAAAATCTTGCAGCTCCTCTTTGCCCTCATCTTCTGCTTTTTTAAATTCACGCTCTAAAAATTTGACACTGACAGACGCGCCAAGATTGGGGTTAGTGATATACCAATTGTCTGGATTAAGATATAACTCATCATCGATGTATTTTTTTGGGAACTCATAGAGTAGGCCTAAGAACTGCGGGTCAACGACTTTGCCGTCGCGTACTGCGCGCGCATAGTCTAGTTTTTGTTTAAAGATGCCAGCAGGCTGCTCATCCGGCATTGTACTAAGATATACCACGAACCCTTCTGGCCGTGATGCCAATCCGCCGGTGGCTTCACGCAGCATAGAGGCGGCGTTGGCGCGTTTGCCAAATAGCCAAAGCTCATCGATGAGCACATAGCTGAATTTACTACCTCCGAGCGTGTCAGATTCAGCCGCGTAAACCTTTAGGGTGGCATTGGTACCTAAATGCGTAATAGTGCGCGTGTGCGGCGATACGTTGAACATAGCGGACAATTCAGGGTCAGCGCTAATCATATCGCTTGCGGGGCCATAACTGGCATTTGCGACTTCTTTTGTCGGTGCAATAATCGCGAGGCTTGCACTGAATCGCTCATTGAGCACTAGCGCGATCATCATAATGCCAGCGGCAAGCGTTGACTTGGTATTCTTTTTGCTGATAAGCAAAAAGAACTCAGTAATCAGGCGCTCTTTACTCTCAGTATTATAAGCACCAAAAATAGCAGCGATAAACTCACGAGCCCATTCGCGGGTGACATCACCAGCGGCAGGGCTGCCAATCATATCGACTAGTATTAGGCTATCGAATATCTTGAGTGCAATATCAGCCACGTCCTGATTGAGCGGCTTACATGGCATGAGAGACTCACCGGCGACTATGCGCTTTTCCCAGTCGGGTAAGGCTGTCGACCAGGTTGTTATCATGATGAGCTCTTATTGAGTAGTTTTTGAAGTATACATATCTGGCTGATTATTAAGCGTCGCAAACCTACCAGTGTTAGTAGCGGTTTTAGCATCCAGCTTGCCTTGTTCTTTCTTACCAATTGGCGCGGGCTTCGGCTCTTCATATTGGATAGCAATAGTGGCGCAGCTGATGCGGTCTTTCATTGACTTGGCTGGGTTCTTATAAACAGTTTGAAAGAAGTGCAAAGCATTAACCAGTTCAACGACTTCAGCAGATTCACCTTCAGTAGTTTCACCGGTCTTTAAAAGATTAATGGCTCGCAATTCAGTGATACGGTCTTGAACCAACTCATCGTCGTCAAGATTCTTAAGTTGTCGTTTTGCATTTGCTTCGTTTTTAGCTTTATAACCAGCAGCTGCCATCGCCTCTAATTCATCAAGGCCGTCAGCGACGTTTTGGCAGTACGCTTCCTTTCTTTTAGTTAGTGACATAATGAGAACCTTTCTCAATTAAATGTAATCGGAAAAATGGAAAAATAATTTCAATTTAGGATTTTTTTTGCGCGTGGGAGGGGGAGTGGTGTCCGCTGGATTTCGCCAGAAATAAAAATACCTCCCCCCGGGTTTTTTCGCCAAAAATATCTTAAATTTCTTGGCTTTCTGCGTGGGTTTTCGGGATATGACAGGCTTTGCAAATGGTTTGGAGGTTGTCGTCATCATCAGTGCCACCACGGGCAACGTTGACGATGTGATCAAGCTCCAAGTCGCCACCAACACGGTCACAAACTTGGCAAGTAAACTTATCACGCTTGAATATCTCATCACGCTTACGTCGCCAAGGTCGACCGCCGCGTCCGTGACCCCATCTTGATTTGGGTTGATGGGTATCATTGACTGCTTTGGTACCGATGGTTGTGAGGCGTGGGCGTAGGGTTTTTAGTGCCATGCTTTATTACCTCCAAAAAGAAAGCCCACTGCGGGGGCAATGGGCTTAACTTATGATGTTTGATTTGTCTGCTTTATGATTAGGCAGGAACTTCGAATATAGGAAATACTAAGCTGAACTGTCCCATTAATCAAGTACCCTCTGAGTAACCTACTAGCTGTAACTGTATCTTAGCCCTTGCTGCTGCTGCGTTCTGGCTCATATTATTTAGTATAAAATTAATGTAATCAGACATCTGATGACGTGACCAGGTTTGTTTTGCAATACCTGCTAGCGCGGCGCGGCTGTTACTACTTAAAGCATAGCCGGTTGTTTCGTTGATTGGGTACTGCCATTCTACTAAAGCGGTCCGTACTATCTTATTTATATACTTACTTGGTATCTCTGTAGATAGTAGCTCGGTATAAGCAGCTACCAAACGAGGTTGGACAGACTCAGGAAAGCCGTCGTTTAGATAGTGATAGCAATCTGATTGTAGCTCGCTTAGGTTTGCGTAGGCTTCAGCAGCTGCTCTTAAGTATTCTTGTCTCATGATAAATATCCCCCGTTATTTATAGCCAATATATATACAGGTGCAGGGTTGTGTCAAAGGTTCAGGGTTATACTTTAAACCCTGAACCTCTACAGCTCTTTATTCATAATGCTTATAGGCGAAAGGTTAAGGGTTTAAGGGGTTTAAGGGTTATATTTACGCACGGGATAAAAAATTATATAGTGATTAATATTAGATATATTTAAGTTATTTATTTATTTCCCGCGCGCGCACAAGCAAAAACCCTGCAACGTCTGCTACAGGGTCTTGTATCGCTTGGCATTATTGGCTTGTAGAGGTTAAGGGTTTGGTTTTAACTATGAACCTAACCCTTAAACCCTGCACCTAATTATTGTTTTGGGTCGTAAATATTATTGATTGCGAGCTTGAATCGGTGAATCTGTCCGCCGATCCAGTCTTGTTGAGTGCCAAACTTATCAGATGGATAAGATGTCGGCAAGGCTATAGCTAGGACCATGGCTTGTTTTGCGGCATTCATATTGGGCGTTCTGTATTTTATCCGTGATTTAGCTTCGCGTCTACCAATATATGTCATGAGTTTGGTTTCGGTGGTTGGGCGTTCACCGCCTCTCTGGCACCACTGACGATAAACAAAATATAAATCGCCACTAAGGCAGCAGCAGTAGGGTATCTCTAAGTTATTGTTCGACCAATCATCGTAAAAAACTTCCCAGTTTGGTTGGCTTAATCTGATCACTTCACGCTTGCTCTGAGTCATAATCGCCGGTGTATGTGCTGTTTGGTCTTTTAAGTCAGTCATCAGTAGTAAAGTGTAAAAAGCACGTAGCATCTTGTCATCGGTGTCAGTTAGTGCTGACGCGACTTTATTTAGGATGGGTTCGGGAATCTTTTGCTGTGGATAGCAGACGACGTGCCTTCTGTCATTTTGCTCAAGAGCTAAGGGCTTCATGTTGTTCGATAAGAATATCGCATTAACAAAGTTATCTTGCTGCCAACCGCTCATAAACTTTTTACTAATATAAATTGTATTGCCTGTTACCAATTGCTTAACCATACCCATTTGTGAGTAGCTATCGCTTCCGCTAAATATTTCCTCAAACAGTGCATATAACTTATTAGATACCCAATCATTGTATTGAGAGTCAAGTTGTCCTTGACCAAGTGTGACAGCATAGTCGCCATAGATACGGCTCATGATGCGGTCGAAGAATATTGACTTACCAGCGCCTTGCACTTCGCCGTGAAAGATGAGAGCGGTATCAAGCTTGGTACCAGGCTGCTGCAAAGGTATTGCTAACCATCTAAGTACCCATTCATACACTTCTTTATTACCTTCGCACAAATGCAATAATAGGTCGGTGATCGGCTTGCACATGGCAGCAGCGTCAATTAGCTCAGTCTCAATCGGCTTTAATGGTAGACCATCAAATGTATTGATAGCGATATCTTTGTCATGCTTAGGTGACTTAGTACGTGTTGGGTCAAACCAAATATTATCCGCCTTGATAGTAATGCGGGCCTCTGACTTAAGCCAAATTTCATACTCATTAGGACGTGCTAGCTTGATGGTATCAACTGGTAAACGAATACGCTCAACGTCATCCCATACTTCTTTGGTACCGTAAATAAGGAAGTAACGCTGGAACATCGATTGAGCTTCAACAGCCATCATCACATCAAGGTCTTTTGCGACTTCGGACTTAGCAATTTTACGGTGCGGTGACTTCCACCAAAGGTCTGCTAGCTTCTTATTACCAATCTCATTAGCGAACTGCATCTTGCTATATTCAATCTTTTGCTCAGTGTCATAGATTTTATTCGTCACTTTGCCAATATCAGTGATTTGAGCATAGCGTTTGAGCATATTAGCAAGACGCATCTCTTGCTCGACGTCAGCCGGTACATTGCCATTGTGTTGGACGGTTGGTGGGATAGTCATACTGTAATCGTCATTAGCAGCTTGAGTCACGATTGACTGATTAGCTAGTGCATATTTGATTTGGCGTGCTACTTCATTAAGTCCAGAAGCGGCAGCGAGATCGTTGAAGTCTGTATGTTGTTTGCCTCGCATTACGCCGCATCCTTGTCTATGTCTAATATATTGAAGCTGGGCGTGACCATTTCACCATTCACGCTGATAGCAGCTTGCTGGGCCTTATAGATACCGACGTTATATTCAACAAGTGGTTTTGGCTCTTTGCCGTCTTCCACGTCTTTGTCACGCATCTTGATTGCAGTCGCACTGTCATCATCAGCACAGATGATAATGCGATGATCAGGATATTGAGCACGTATTGCTTGAGCAACAGGTATCAAATTATGAGCGTTAAAAGCAACGATGACAGGCAGGCTATAACTCATGGCATCAAACACAGTCGCACCAGTCGCATATCCTTCACAAATCAAGATCACACCAGCGATAAACATAGCAGGACTGCCAATTGTAAAGTAGGCACCGCTGACCAATCCGCCTTTTAAAAATAGCTTTTCACTATCTGCGGCGATAGTTTGCGCATTAACCAATGTGGTTTGTTTGGTATCACTATTATAGTAATGCATCGGTATAATCAGATTATCGTTTGTGTCTTGGCGTAATCCAATCGCTGAGACATTTTTGCGTAGTAAATAATGATGATCGTCGTCTGCTGGTTTTGATTTATCCCAGATACTTTGGGCACGACTGGCAGCATCAATACGAGCCTGGCGCTTTTCAGCTTTCTCCGCTGCTTCACGTTCGACTTGCTGTGATTGCCACTGAGCGCGTTGTTCATCAGTCACTTCACTGGTAGCATCAAGTCCGATAGCGCCTGCAATCAGCTTGTTGGTGTCATAAACATCAAGACCAGTGTATTGCTCTACGAGCATAAAGCCGTTACCTGCGCCGCACTGTGAACATATCCAAGTCCCTTCACCGCGCTTGTTATCACAACGAAATCTATTAGAGCCGCCACACATAGGGCATGGCTGATGCTGATGGGCTGGTTTAGTGAAGCTGATACCAGCAGCAGGAAAGATAGTCGAGACATAGTTGCCGACAGCGGCTGCGCGTATGGCATCAAAATCTAATGGGGTGCGTTTATCTGTCATTGTGTCTCTCCATATTACGTTTGGAACTTTCCGAGATCCCATGAATATGACGAATTAAAGCTTGGCAGTCTCTTTGAATACGTGCATTTTCGTCAGGTTCGATAATCTTGTCGGCGTAAGCATCAATAGCAGTGCTATTTAAGTCAGCGAACTTTTGACCTAACAAAGCAATGCCCATCATCTCATCACATTGATTGTCAGCATCTGGCAGCAAAAACCATCCAGCGTTGCCGTGAGCACAGCAGATAGCATCCATGATTAATGACGACTGGGTATGTTCGAGTACTAATTCAATCGTCTCAGGCGCTAGTGTGTGGCTGCCACGGTTTGGATTCACTTGTAATGCAAGCGTGTTGTAGTTAACGCCATATATATCAGCAATCTTGCCCAGTGTGCCGCGCTCTTTTTTGCAAGCGTGATAGACAGATTGTTCAAGTGATAATACGCAGTGTTCTGCGCGCTGAGCTGATGTAAATATTGTGGTCGACATATTGCCCCCGTTATTGTCGTTCTTTTATTTTTGCTTTAGCGTTAAGCTATTGATTGTTGATTACTTGGATCGTTGGCTGGTTCGGGAGTTGGAAATATATCTGGACGTAATTCGTGACATGGGACTCCAGTTACTTGTGATACTTTCACTACCCATCTAGCCGAAATTTTTTTATCACGGTTGAGCCAAGTCCATATGTTCTGTTGCTTTAGCTTTTTTTGAGTAGGATCGATGATTTTAGCTAGTTCAGTTTGACCGCCAGCAATATCAACAGCCTGCCGTAAAGCTTCTAAAGGACTAAGAGGCTTAACTATTTTGTTCATGATGTAAATCCTTTGTTGTTAATTTTATTGTATTTAATCATTTGTTGTTAATTATGTCAAATCTTTTGTTGTTAGCTTTACAACATCATTTGTTTTAAATTGATAGAACTTACGGGGAGGACATACTATGGCACTTGGACAGCGAGTTAAAGAAGCTAGAGAGTTTAGAGATCTTAAACAAGGAGAGCTTGCTGAACTTATTGGATGGACTCAGCAGGCACTATCTACATTAGAAAAGAGAGATAGTAAGAAGAGCGCATATTCTGCACAAATAGCAAAAGCACTCGATATAGATATTGATTGGTTGATGAGTGGTTCCGGTGAAATGGTCAGCAAGGCAAAAAAAGACAAATCCGCCAGAAACCTAATTAAGTATGTCCCAGTTAAAGGCTCGGCTCAAATGGGCGATAACGGGTATTGGCTGGAGCTAGATTATATGGGTAATGGTGGGGATGGGTATTTAGAAGTAAACAATGCTAGTGATTCAGCGTACGTGATACGTGCTGTAGGTGACAGTATGTTTCCTGCGTTGCGTTCAGGATGGTATATAGTGTTTGATCCCAAAAGAGATCCATGCGCTGGTGAATATGTACATATTGTATTAACAGATGGGCGCAACATGATAAAAGAATTTGTCAGTTGCCAGCATGGCATCATTACTGTGATATCTGTTAACGGAATGGAGCGCATGTCTTTTAACTGCGAAGATGTGAATGTTCTGAATCCGTTTGTAGAAATACAACCCCCAAGCAGACTGCGTGATGAGTTGCACTTATTAGATAATGAATGTACAGGAATATGACAATGTCTAGTAGACCATGGGTAGAATATTGGATTGAAAATTACTTTGCACATGCTAAGCCAGTCTCAAAAGACAATCCTTTGGTGCTTGGTTGGTGTGTATATGTAGAAGTTTATGAATTTGACTGAGCATATGACTTAATTTTTAAACATGTTTTGTTGTTATAACTTAACTATTTTAAATATAAACAACAAAAGATTTGACATTATTAACAACAAATGATTAATATATACCCGTAATCAACAAAACGGGTATAACGTCATGTCACATAATCAAAGCAGCGATGGTCTACAAACGCAGCGTACTAAGTACGATATCAAGCGCCTTCAAAACACACTTGCTGACCGTAATCAGCAGCTACACACTGTCGAACAACAACTGACTAATACACAACTTAGCTATAAGCATGCGTGCAAAAACACTCGTATGCTTATGGCTTTGTGCGTTTTGTTGATTGTGGTTCTGGCGTTTGGAGGTGTTGCATGAGCCAGTCAACTGCAAAGGGTGAAGTAATCGGTCGTTTCACGATTGGGTTTGACGACGAAACCAAAGCCTCTATTGCCGATTTAAAAACCAAGCTAGATGCAGTACCGCATCGCCTAAACTTTGGCAACGTTATGCCGATTGGCGGACTGTTGGCGGCTGTGCAAGATGCAGCGGCTAATGATTCAAATGGGGTGGTACATCATGGCGAAAATGTTAAGCCTGAGCTTAAACAGATGGGGCAGTGGGTGTTTGAAGGGCAGGATGCTAAGTGGATAAGTGCTGCTAAAGATGCTGATAATGATTCAAATGGGGTGGTACATCATGGCGAAAATGTTAAGCCTGAGCTTAAACAGATGGGGCAGTGGGTGTTTGAAGGGCAGGATGCTAAGTGGATAAGTGCTGCTAAAGATGCTGATAATGAAGTTTGGCTGTTCCAAGTACCAGTAAAAGATTTGGCAAAGAATGAAAACGACGGCTACCTATTGTGGTATGCACAAGATGGTTCAAAAGCCATATACCTTTGCGATCTTCGATCTAATAAAGCTTGGCAGAACAGCGCTATCGACCGCGAAACCGTCAACGATGTCGATTATCTAAGCAGTGACTTGGACGAAGCCGTACCACCTATTGATGACGCAATAGATCAAAGCGACTGGCTATCAGAGTCAGTGCCACAAATCACCCAAGCTGATATGCAGCTTATCTTTATCAAAAACTTATCTGACGTTTTAATACAGCGCATGCATAGCATGGGTCGCTTTAGCGAAGATGATTATCACATTGGCGGCATTAGTATTGAGCCGTGGGATCTTATTGTCGGTAAACATCGCGGTAAAGACTGCTTTGCTGTTGTCATCGCAACCCAGCTAGCAGAAGATATTAACTGCAGTAAGGTTGACGTTATATTGTTAGGTAAGCAGCTCAGTAACGATAGGGTTGGGGCGTACACCAACATATATTTTAATAAAGATAATACTTATCGCACCATCACCGAAGCCGAACTGCCAGCATTTCGCGCGGCACTGGAGGCTTGCTATGCTTAATATCGCCAATATCAAGCCCAGCGCTATCCTGGTATCGCTCATTCAAAACGCCAAGCTCAGCAATACTGTCAGCCGTATAGCCTTGTTTGATGCAAACGAACAGTGGTGTGCTCATATCGCCAAGCCAATATGCATCCGCGACCAGCAAGCGATGCTTGATGTCGCTGGGCAATTGCGCCTGATCATTACTCAAGTGTCGCATCGTCGTTGCCATATCAATCCAGTGTACTGGCCGACACTCGTATATCTCGAAGCCGATTTGCGTAGCGCATACGCACAAAACATTAACCTTGAGCCGCTACTTGACATTGTAGCTGCCAATAGCGAACACAGCGAGGTGGCGTAATGTCTATAAGTAAACGTAAATCAGGACCTTTGCTGGTTAATATCAGTGGCGCAGCTCATATCGGTGTAACGACGGCATGCGACCGTGTGCAGCGTTGCTTAAATGCTCAAGGCATCATCACCGATGTACTCACGCTCGAGCGCAGTATCGATGTTGTGAATTTTGATGATGATTACTTGCTTGGCAATTATATGCATTTAGATGTCATCTTGTTTGACAAGCATCGACATGCTGAAGCGGCAATTAAACGTCGTTTGATTCAGCCGCTTTGGGATGATCACGGCGTCACACCTGATATCAGTATCCTGTTGAGCTGTTCACTTGGTAATTATCAGCGCCAAATCTGCAACCGTAGTGATAAACATAAAAAAGTTGGTCAACACGAGACGTATCTATCGACTGACAAAGTGCACTACGGCACACGCAATCATCATGTCGTCGATACAGATGGTAAAAATGGTCATCTGTATGCAGCCGGTACCATTAAAAGTCTGATATTACGAGGGCTAAATCGATGAGAGTCTCGTTTGTATTGAATGCTTATCAAGATATAAAGCAAGTTATGGAGGACCGCATTCGAGTGCTTGAACATAACTTTAATATGGAAGTGCAAGGCTTTGCTATCAAGCAGATAAGCAATACTAATTTCGACGTTAATTATGAATCTTTAGGTTCAGAAGAGGTTAAGCAGGCTTTATCTGGTTGGGAGTGTGATTTGCAATTCGAAATTCAGCTTGAATTTAAGGAATTAGTCAGCGATGAAAAAAACTCTATCACTTAGCCCGCGCACCCATCTGTTTATCAAAGATGAGGCGTTATTTATCAAGCTTCAGCGGCCACACAACTTAAACCCAATGAAAGCAGATTATTTCATCATCAAAAAGTTCAGCATCAACCGTTTAAAAGAGATCCGCGACTGGGCAGATGCAATCATTAAAGACAGCGAGAGTAGTAATGGCAAAACAGATTAAAAGAATCACCTTTGCAGCAAACGGTTACGGTTTGAGCTGGTTGGAAGTAAACACACGCAGCTGGGAAATCGTAGGCGCTTGCGGTGCTGGTAGTCACTTGATTGGTCGCGCATGTCGTCTGGCTGATCGTGGCATGAAAATAGAATATCGCTATGGTATCGGCTACAAGCGTATCGATGCGAACGTTGAGAAGATGGGGTAGATAATGGCTAAGTATTTAGGATTGAAATCAGCGCAAGATGTGGAAAATAAACTCGTTAGAACAACCAGCAACTTAACAAATGCTTATGTGTCCATTCCAAAAGGAACTGAGGCAACTGTAATTGGTAGTGTAAGAAACGGAAAAATCGCTATCAAGGGTCAGCCCTGCAAATGCTGTGGGATAGCCGTCATCATGGGCGGACTCAAATACGGGCATTTAGAGTTAGTTGGGGAGGCACAAAAAAATGGCTGATGATGCAGATCGCGCAAACGGCTATGTTGATTTAACAATGGCTCATTGCTTAAGTCGCGCGCCAAAATTTGATAAACCATCACTGACAGAATGTATGGAATGTGGCGAAGATATACCGGCTAGACGCCAAGCGGTGGGTGGGGTAACGCTCTGTGTAGACTGCCAAAGCGTATTTGAGAGAAGGGGATATTGATGAGCAAACTAAAAGACAGCCACAGGCTTATCTCAATACTGAGAGCGCAAACGCATGGCGCTAATTTTACGCCCAGTATATTCGCAGGTCAGGATTACATACCTCATAAGGCTCGCAATAATCGTAAAACCAAGCGAAGGAGTAAATAATATGGCTAATACAACTAATATTCCGCAAATTATTGACCAGCTTATCGAAGTGATACAAAATGGTGGCGGGTTGATTGACTGGGTACAAGCTGAGCGCTTTGAGCAAATCACTGGTATCAAGCAATCATCGTTACGCGGCAAGCATGAGATGTGGCCAGAAGGCATTGTCTGGGCTAAGTTTGATGATGGTCGCCTCTATTATAGTATTGCGGGGTATAACAATTGGGCAAGTCAGCAAGCAGCAAATCGCTGCCCACAGGCGTCACCGACAGAAACGGTACTATCCGTATCTGGTGGATGTGGCACAAAAAGAGGCGCTGGCAAACGCTTGAAAAGCTCCCCGCAACTGATCGGGGCTACACCGCCGCGTCTGTTATCAGAAATCGCCTAGCAGACCATGCCAAATGGGGCACACTTACTGAAGATATTATCAATGAATTGTGCGGTAACGATGATGCCCCAAAAACCACTCCCACATTTTTAGACTACGCTAGGCTTTACCTCAAGCAATCAGATGTCAGTAAAGCCACCTTGCGTGAATACGCCAAATCACTAGACTTATACTGGCTGCCCATCTGGTACCAACGCGAAATCCATACCATTAGCGCAAAAGAAGTCCGCACATTGATAGCGGACATTATTTGGTCTAGTGAAAAGACACGTAATAATAACCTGATCCCCTTACGCGGGGTTTTTGCTATTGCATTAGATGATAGCGTCATCCATGTCAATCCAGTTGATAAAATCAAAAACACTAAGCATCAGAGCCCGCCACCGGACCCATTCAGTCGTGATGAAATGGAGCGTCTGCTTACCTGGCTGCATGACAAATACGGTAAAGACGAAGCAGTATATTGGTTGTATTTTGAATTAGCGTTCTGGACCGGTATGCGTACAGGTGAACTACTCGCACTGACTTGGGATGATATCGATTGGGATGCCGGATTGATTAAAGTCAGTAAAGTCATGAGCGATGGTGAACTCGTTAATCGTACTAAGACCGCTGAATATCGTGACGTGTTCTTTAATGCTCGCAGTGAAGATGCACTGAAGCGATTAAAAGGTATTAAATCAGTAGTGAGTGATCGACTATTTATGTCGCCGCGTTTTATTAATAGTGCTTGGCAGACAGATAAGACGCCAAGAAGGACACTAACTGAAGCGATGAAAGCGACTGGCATACGGCATCGGGCTACTTATACGACGCGGCATACCTTTATAACTAACTGTTTAACAGATGGATTGAATATATACTTTGTAGCCAAACAAACTGGCCATAGCGTGAGAACGCTTGAGACTAGATATGCGCGCTGGATTGATGTGTCGAAAGCACGTAGTGAGATTGCTAAATTAAATACGGGGAATAGGTGAGATGTTTATTAATCATAAGCGGTGCCCAGATTGTGGGGCTAGGCTCAGAAAGAATGATTGGCGTTGCAGGGATTGCGAGAGTCAAAGCTTAACTAATTGGCCACTAACTCTAACAATTTGGTTTGGGTTTATAGCTTTGATAGGGGTTCTTGTGATCAACTTCTTAGGAACAGCATGTAAAAGTAGTCTTATACAGCAGATTGCTATAAATTGGGGTATGAGCTGTTGATTTGTGCCAAATTTGTGCCAAAAAAATAACTCAACGACCTAAGCCGTTGAGTTAATTAGTATTTCTTGGTCGGAACGGCAGGATTTGAACCTGCGACCACTACACCCCCAGTGTAGTGC